TCTGTCCTTGGGCAATGCCTTGTCCTGCCGCGTCTAAATACGGCTGGTAGGCGCCAATGCCTGCTTGCGCAAGTTGCTCAGCGGTTTGTTGCTGAGGCGACATCCCCGCGACTTGGTAAGCAGGAAGCTGATAAGGCGTTTCAGACTGTTCGCGTGCGCGTTCAAGCAGTCCTAGCTTATACGCCTCAATTTGTGGCGATTCGCTAATAATCTGTTGGGTTTGTTCAATGGCCATTATGCGTTCCCCTCAAACTGCTTCATCATCCGGTACATCTGTTTAGCGCCATCGCGCCGTGAGCCGTTGCCCGCGCCGCGTACTGCTTTAGCCGTGAACACGAACTCGCCATCAGAGAGCATAGCAGGGATTGAATCGGACTTTCCTGTGCCAGGACCGTTGATTGGACCGTTGCGCCGTGGGAAGTCCTCTGAATTCGCGGGACCGCCTCCTGCTAGCATAGCCGTCGGTTGTTGGGCAGCATACGGGTTTTGTTGCATATATGGATTTTGCGCCATGGAGGCATAAAAGTCCTGATAAGGTGCGTCGTTCGGGTCTCCTGTGGGCGTGGCGTAGGTTGTTTCTACGGGCCCGAGGTTGACACCGTACTTTTCTGGATACTGTGCGAGCAGGTCACTGCCACTTGTGTAGTTCGCCATCAAGTCAAGTTGTTCAGCCGGTTGCTCTTCAAAGCCCCCAGTCAACTGCATGATGCCAAGACCACCCGCCACGTAAGGCGCGTACTTTGACAAAGCGCTTGGAGTTGCCCCTGCAAGAGCCGTATCAAATGCTCCTTGCGCTTTTACGGTGGCAGCGGCGTCAGAAAGACCTGCCTTAAGGGCACTTTTGTACGTCGAGTCAAAGGCAGCATCTGCAACCTTTGATGGATCCACGCCACTGCCTGGCGTGAAGAAATCTTTTACGCCCCCTGTGAAATCAGAGACACCGCTCTTGATCGTGTCAAAAAAGCCAGTGGGAGCATTGGAAGGCGCCACAACGGGTGGTGCTCCGGGGACCGCGCCAGTTGGCGTTACATTGGCCAGTGTTGGCGCTTCAATAGGAGGCAAAGGCTGACCGGCAACATTCGTGCCGCCCGTGACAGGGAATGCTTCTGTTGCAGGATCTTGACCGAATAAGGAACCAATGCCCGACTTAGCGTTGTTAAACAATTCGCCATATGTTTTCGCACCCGTGTAGCTTCCTGACTCAAAGGCAGCAGCGCCTCCGGTTATGCCCGCCATTGCCCCCGCCGTAACGCCACCAATAGCCCCATTACGCAAGGACGTTTTAAGGTTGTCGCCGCCTAAAATAGAGGCCCCAAAGCCAGCTACAACGCCTTGGAAAGCAGCAGCACCGGCCGCTGAAGTAAAAAGGGAAGCCGCAGCAGGTCCCGCGATAAAAAACAAAGCGGTTCCGATCGCAATTTTACCAATAGGGCTCTTTGCAAACTTCTGCACACCCTTGGCTAAGCCCTTGACCGCGCCACCGACCGCTTTGGCGGCGCCCTTAAAAGCGTTACCAATCCCCTTAACCACACCGCCTAAAAAGAACTCAGGCAATCCCGTGACAGGGTTAATCGTGCCACTGCCGCCCATGCGCCGCAGCATACGGGCTTCTTGTGGGGTGATGTGCGCGAGCATGGTGTCGCCATTGCGACCATAGCTCTGTAATTCTTTGGCAAGAGGTTTAAGCGATACAATGCCACCCTCAGCAAAACCAATCGGCTCCATCGAGCCAACAGAAGGCATCATGGACTCGCTTTGCATGTCCAACTGCTCAAGCGCTAGCTCAAGACCACCGAAGTACTCGGCGTCAAACTGCGCGGGCAAGATGTCTTCTGGTACGCCCTCGGTGATTAACTCTTGGCGCAACTGGGCATAATTGCCCGGCTCAGCCAGAATCATTTCCACCATCGTGAGCATCGCCCCAAGTAACTCGGGAGGCAACTGCATGCCCGCCAATAACTGGCGTAGCTCTTGCACTTCTGCGGGATCAATCTCTTCTGCCGCTGACAAGACCTCTTGCGTTATCTCGCGAGGATCCATTTGCTGACGGGCCTGCTCGAAAGCGGCCATCTGTTCAGGTGTAGCTTCAGGTGCAGGTGGAGGCGTAGTGGGTCCCATGCCCGGCATTGCCGGTGCTTCGTCCAAACCCATAATGCCCTGCATCGCGTTTTCTGCCATGTTGTTTACCTTTCCAATTTTCGCATGTAGCCTCACAGGGCTGCGCGTCGGGAAAGGACGCGATAAGTAGCCCTATTATGCTTTAAAACACTACGTTCTGTCCACTTCCAAGTAAGACAAGTGAAATGCCACATCGTCCTCAGAAGAGGTCACTTTTATGATATCCCCCGTCTCTACCGTACAAGGGATGCCGCTGAACACGTCCATCGTGCTCCTAACGGGCAACGAATACGTGCGTAAAAGAGCGTGGGCCGTGGCGCTTCCGCCGGGAAACAAGTTCACAGTCAACAAGGAACTCGTCGAATTGTCGTTTGTCACCCGCAAAGAGTTCAAAATACCCGTCGAAGCCGCCGGCACCGTATACAGCGTTGTCTCCACGCCCGCAGCAGGAATCAGGTTTTTTGCTAAGTAATTCACTGCCATACTATTCCCCTATCGCCGAAATAAACGCAGCGGTCAAAATAACAGACGGAATCTCTGGGCGCACCGGCGCGGTCCGAGCGTCATAGTGCTCTAAGTACACCAAAGCGCTTTCTGACCACCACGCAAACTCCAAGTAGTCCGTCACGGGATCGTTTACCGTGAAAATCCCCATAATCGCTGGCACACCATGGCCCCATATACTGGCGCTCTTACGCTCAGGTAAATCAAACCGTGTGTTGCTAAGCGGGTAGTTCACCCCCTTGCTCTTGGCCCACACTTCCATTTCGTTGATCGCGTTGTCCCGATTGGTCGCTTGCAGACGCAGACTAATGTAGTATTCGCCGGGGAAATCAAATTCTAGTTTCGAGGCCCGTGAGCCTTGGACCGTGGTGCTTGCCACGGTCTGCGAGATTGACACCACGTAGTCGCCTGCCTCACCCGCCGTGCCCGTGGACTGCGAAACAATGCGCGTGCCCGCCGACACACCCGTGCCGGTCAAAGTCATGCCAGGCAACAACACGCCAGAAGCCACCGCCGACACAGTCATCGTGGTGGTGGCAATAGAGGCCGTGAACGTTGCTTCGTGGGCCGTGGCGCGTATGTCGTACTCAATAACAGGCGTGTCAAAGGTGACTATGTTCTCCGCCGTTGTGCCCAAGCTCTCTTGGTCCAAGTTCGACATCAACATCGCGTGTGGCAACAAAATGCCACTGCTCGGTTGGAAACCACGAATGCCTCCGGCAAAACCGCCACCGGCTGACCCTGCGCGGCCCACGGCCCAGGACATGGCGCTTGCCGTGTTTTCAGAGGTTGTGGGGGTGTAACTGGTGTTTAGTTGGAAAACAATCTGCTCAAGCGAACGCACAAGCTGGTTGAACTGCTCGGGGCTGTAGTTAAGCGGAGCCGCGTTAGGTAGACGGACATTGTTAATCTTACTCATGCCTATCTACTGCCATCAGGCTGCACATCGACACGCAACGTCCCGTAGCGCCACTGGGTGTCTATTTCATCACTGGTGATCTTCAGCGACAGTTGCCGCCCACGGGCTCGTGTGTCCACCTTTTGAGTCGTCGGGGTGATCACATAAGGGTCCAAGGAACTCGGGCTAGCGGTGGCCTGGGGAAAGGGTCGCAGCAACAAATTAACCGTTAAATTACCCTGTTGCTCCAAGAAATCAGGGATAAAACGCTTCATAAAGAGCATGTTATCGCCCTCTGAAATGTCAAAATAACCCGCTTGAATGAACGCAGTAATCGGTTGATTGACCGCATTTACACCAGATTCTTGGCTATACAAGACGGTTCTGCCCGCTGTGAGCCCAGGGATGGCGCCATCAACAGGCGTCTGTGTACCGGTCGGTAAATACTCAGCGCCAATGGGCCTTGGGAAACTACTGACATCTTGCCAAGCCGTGCGCGCCATCGTGCCCGTAGACCACACCGATTCAAGGTAATTGTAAGTCACGAAACGGTCAATAAAGTCAGAGGTAAAAGAGCAGTACCACCACGTTATTTCGTTAAATTCAGTGTTAATTCCTGCAAAAACCTTTTGTCCCTGAACAAAATTGAGGTCCTTGAACACGTAATCCTGCACCGTGCAAGGGATCTTCTTGACTGTGCCGTCAAAGACGTAAAACGCTTCCTTGCCCATCCAAAACGCCAAACCATTGGCGTCAATGGCCGCGTGCGGACCAATACAGCCACAGTTTGATCCCAACTGCTGGAAACCAAACGTGAACGGCGGGCCAATAAACTGCATGGAATGCAAAGAAGTGTCTGTGAAAATCAAGATCTGACCACGAGACCGTACAGCACTGACAATCCTGTTGCCGTCAGTCAAACGCTGTCCACCAGCCGTGTTCGTGGCCGTGGGCACAAAGGTGTTGATGTTCTCTTGTGAGGAAAACCGCACAAACATCGGGTCTTGTGAGCTAGGGTCCTCAAGAGTCTCCTCTGTGCCAAAACAAACCAAATGCCTGTCAGGCGTGGAAACCAACGCGTAGGTGCTCTTCGTGGGTGCCCCCGTAATGGCGGTTGCTCGGGTACTTGGGCCCGCACTGGTGTCCCAAAGGTAAACCCCCCCGTTTACTAACTGGCAGATAAGGTCTTCGCCGTAGTTGTCGAACTGCCAAACACGGGACAATAAAGCCAAGCCGGCGGAAGCAGGGCGAGGCGTGCCCCAAGTGGAAAGGTTCCAAGTGCCTGTTCCCCAACCAAAGTCAAAATAGCTAACGTCAGCTTCGATGTTGATCTGGTAGGCGGCAATTGTGGCCGCTCCACCGCCGCTCGTGTCGCTAGCATTAGCCGCAACAGGCGAAGTAATGGTGTAGGAATTGTTGTCAAGGACTTCCGTGACCTCAAACTCTTGATTCAAGACGTCTGCGGTGATAACACCACCAAGCGACACGGCGTCTGAGAACGTAACAAAGTCCCCTTGGATTGCGCCATGCGCCGCGTCTGTCACGGTCAAAATAGTGGAGCCATTTGTAGCTACAAAAGTTGCATCGCCCGCGCTGCTGGTATAACGAATGGGGGTAATGTCTGCCCAAGAACCGGACTGGAAGACATATAGTTTTTT